TCACTTGCGGAAGTGATGTTGAGGGCTGTGAAGCAACCGCCTTCACCTGTGGACAACACGCGCTATTCCAGATTTGCAGTGATACGAAATTCTTACCCGGAATTGAGGACGACCACGATCAAGACTTGGCAGGAGATATTTCCTGAGAATGTGTGGGGTCAGATGCGCTGGTCGCCACCGATCACCCATCACATCAAGTTGCCGCCCCGGGATGGGGCGGCTGGCCTTGATTGTGAGGTGATCTTTCTGGCTCTCGATCAGCCGAAGGATGTGCGTAAATTGCTATCGCTTGAACTGACAGGCGGTTTTATTGATGAAGCGCGAGAACTGCCGAAGGCGGTGGTTGATGGCTTGACATCGCGTGTGGGTCGTTATCCGACCAAGCGACACGGTGGTTGCCCTTGGCGCGGTGTGTGGATGTCCACCAACCCGATGGATAGTGACCATTGGTGGCCTAACCTTGCGGAGAAAAACCCGATCAAGGGCAAGTACCCTTGGAAGTTTTACAAGCAACCGGGCGGTGTGATCGAGGCGACCAAAGAGCATGACGACACGATCTATGCCGCAAATAAGCATTGGATACAAAATCCGAAGGCGGAGAACATTAATAATCTGCCGCCGGGCTATTACGAACAGCAGTTGGCAGGCAAGACGCTGGATTGGATTAGTTGCTATGCGGCGGCTAAGTATGTCTATGTGCAGGACGGTAAACCAGTATGGCATGAATTTACCGACACGCTGATGTCTGATGACTTGGAGATTGAGAAGGGTATGCCAGTGCATATCGGGCTTGACTTTGGTTTAACGCCTGCGGCTGTGTTTGGGCAGAAGATGCCGAATGGTCGCTGGCACGTTGTGCATGAATTGGTGGCGTTTGATATGGGGCTTGAACGGTTCTGTCATCACCTGCTTGCGGATATTGAGACACACTTTCCCGGCAGTGAAGTATTTATCTGGGGTGACCCGGCTGGCGTAAAGCGCGATGAAATCTTCGAGGTGACCGCGTTTGAGCATATGCAAACACTTGGTTTGCGCGCTCAACCGACCGCATCGAATGATTTTATGGTGCGGCGCGAGGCTGGTGCTATGCCGATGAATAGGTTGATTGATGGCAAGCCGGGCTTGCTGGTTGATCGTTCATGTTCAAGGGTGCGTAAATCTTTGGTTGGTGGCTATCACTTTAAGCGTGTCGCTATGGGTGGTGGTCAGGAACGGTTTAGAGATGCGCCTAATAAAAACGAACATTCGCACGTTGGCGATGCGTATGGCTATCTGATGCTTGGCGGCGGTGAGCATAGGTCGCTGACGCGCAACAGTGTGGGCCGCCAGCAGTTTAAACAGTTTACTGCGGCCAGTGATTTTAGCGTCTTCTAAAAGAAAGCCCCGCCGAAGCGGGGCAAGTTTAGGGAGGATAAATCATGAAAAAACATGATGAACCTAATTATAGGCCAATGAACGATGCAGTCAATACTAACTAACAAGAAAGTCTCGCTTGTGCCGTTTCATTGGGCGCACGTTAAGATGATGGAATTGCGGCCATTTGATGACAATCTTGTGAAGACAATGCCACATTTTGATGAACGCTTGCAGTATTACCAGCAAGAGGGCGGCATGACTGCGGTATCCAGTGGCAAGATTGCGTGTTGCTTTGGTGCTGTACCCTTGTGGCCGGGCGTGGCGGAGTGCTGGCTGATCACCGCATATCAAGTTGAGCGCACACCGATAACGCTAACGCGGTCAGCAATGCGGTATTTCGATCAGTGTGCTATCGACATGAAATTGCACCGATTGCAGATCACAGTTGATAGCCGCAATGTGCTTGCAATGCGGTGGGCAGTTGGGTTAAAATTCGGAGCAGAAGGCACGTTGCGGCAGTATGGCCACGACAAGTCAGACCACGTTTTATTCGCAAAGGTTTATTGATGGGCGCACTATTTAAAACACCGAAAGCACCAGCACCTGACCCTGAGTTAAAGGCGGCGCAGGAGCGTCAAGAGGAACGTCTTGAGGCGCAAGAACGTGAGAAGATGGCCGCTATTTCAGCGCGCCAGCGTGCGCGCCGGATTGGTGGTCAGCGTTTGCTGTTGTCATCGGAGCGTGATGTGCCGCAGTTGGGTATTCAGCAAGATAAGTTAGGATCGTAATATGGGCGGTGCAGTAAAGGCAGTATCTAAGGCTATTGGTGGCGGCAAGAAAGCCGCGCCAAAACCTGCGGTTCAGGTAGTGGCGGAGCGTGTTGCTCCTAAGAAGGTATCACGCGCGGAGCGTGTGGCGGCATCTCGTATGCGCGCACGACCACGCGGTATGCGTTCACTGCTTGGTGGTGGTCGCACCGAGGCTGGTACGATTGAAGAAGAACAGCAAACATTGGGGTCAGGCTAATGGGTTACGGCAAGAAAAAAGGCGGTAAAAAGAAATGAGCAAGAAAAAAGAAGTGTGGGATAAGAAGCGTCCCAAGTCTATTGGCAAGCCAAAGTCTTTAACGTCAGCGCAGAAGCGTAGCGCAATGCGTGCCGCTAAGAAGGCAGGCCGACCATATCCAAACCTTATTGATAACATGAGAGCCGCGCGTGCCTAAGAAAGAGTACCAAAACCCGAAGGGTGGGCTGAACCAAAAGGGGCGTGATTATTACAAGCGCACCGAAGGCTCGAACCTAAAACGGCCAGTGCCGAAGGGTACAAACCCGCGCCGCGTAAAATTCGCCGCGCGCTTTTCTGGCATGAAAGGCCCGGAGAAAAAGCCTGATGGCACACCCACACGCTTGGGCTTGGCACTAAAAAGGTGGGGTTTCCGATCAAAAGAAAGCGCGCGCAACTTTGCGGATAGGAACAAAAAATCATGAGCAAGTTATCTGCTGAACAAATCATGAAACGTCATGAAATGGCGCAAAGACGCAAGGACAACTGGCGTCAGATTTATGAAGATTGCTATGAGTTTGCGCTACCACAGCGTAACCTATACGATGGCTACTATGAGGGTGGGGGATCGCCCGGCCAAAATAAAATGGCGCGCGTGTTTGATAGTACAGCCATCAACGCCACACAGCGATTTGCAAACCGCATCCAATCTGGTTTGTTCCCGCCGTATGGCAACTGGTGTCGCTTAGAGCCGGGTGCAGATATTCCGGCAGATCGCGCTATCGAGGCGCAGGCCGCGCTCGATGTTTACTCCGAAAAGATGTTTGACGTATTGCGTCAGTCTAACTTTGATCTGGCTATGGGTGAGTTTCTGCTTGACCTAGCCGTTGGCACAGCCGTGATGCTGGTACAGCCGGGCGATGAAATCACACCTATTCGCTTTGAGGCAGTGCCGCAGTATTTGGTTTGCATCGAAGAAGGCGCAAACGGCAAGGTCGATAATGTATATCGCCGTATGCGTATCAAGGGCGAGGCTATCACACAGCACTGGCCTGACGCGGAAATCCCACCGCGCTTGGCGCAGATGATTGAAGACAAGCCAACCGAAGAAGTTGATCTGATTGAGGCGACCATCTATGACCCTGAGATGGGGCAGTATTGCTATCACGTTATCTGGCCACACGGCAAAGACGAACTGCTGAAGCGGTACATGAAATCATCACCGTGGATCGTGGCACGCTACAGCAAGGTCGCTGGTGAGGTGTATGGCCGTGGCCCATTGGTCACCGCTATCCCAGACATCAAGACGCTAAACAAGACGCTTGAGTTGCTGCTGAAGAACGCGAGCCTGTCTATTGCTGGCGTATATACAGCCGCAGATGATGGCGTATTGAACCCACAGACCATTCGCATTGCGCCGGGCGCAGTTATCCCTGTGGCGCGTAATGGTGGGCCGCAGGGCGAAAGCCTGCGGATGTTGCCACGCTCTGGTGACTTTAACGTCAGCCAGATCGTGATCAACGACCTGCGTATGAACATCAAGAAGATTCTGTTGGACGATACCCTGCCGCCAGACAATATGTCAGCGCGGTCAGCAACCGAGGTTGCGGAGCGCATGAAAGAACTGGCGCAGAACTTGGGGTCAGCGTTTGGTCGCTTGATTACTGAGACAATGTTGCCGCTGGTTGCGCGCATCCTGTATGTAATGGATGAACGTGGCTTGATCGAACTGCCGCTGAAGGTCAATGGCCTTGAGGTTAAGGTCAGCCCGGTCAGCCCGATTGCACAAGCGCAGAACTTGGGCGACATCGAAAAGATCATGAATTGGGTGCAGTTGTCTGCTGGCCTTGGTATGGATGGCCAGATGGCGGTACGCACCGCATCTATCTCTGATTATGTTGCCGATAAGTTGGGTGTCCCAGCCGAACTACGCACCACGCCTGCTGAACGACAGCAGATGATGGAGCAGGCACAGCAAGCCGCGATGATGGCGGCACAGGCGCAGGGCGCACCAGTAGAAGGGGAATAGCATGAATGTTGAGGGATGGGACGGTCTTAGAACCGTAGAGCCTGAAGTACGTCAAACCAATGAGGAACATCGCGATGATATTGATCGGCTATACCTCAGAGTATTCGCCAGTGAGGATGGGCAGAAACTACATGAACATCTGCGCTCACTGACGATAGAGCAACCCACTTGGTATCCGGGTGAAGATGCTTCACACGGTTATGCTAGGGAGGGTCAAAATTCACTTGTTCGAGAAATCGAACGCAGAATAATGAGGGCAAGAAACCTATGAATGAAACCGAGGGCCTGCTGGCCGAGGCCGTTGTCGAGGAAGACAACAGCACCGATAACCAACAGCAACAGGAATCAAACATCTCCCACCTTGATCCGGCAGAACAGCCGGAACAACAAGCAACCGAAGAAGCACCAGAGCGTCCTGAGTGGTTGCCGGAAAAGTTTAAACAGCCAGAAGACTTGGCAAATGCCTATTCTGAGTTGCAGAAAAAGTTTTCGCAGGGCAAGCATAAAGCCCCAGATGAATACGATGTCAGTGTATTCAATGACGCAAACATCCCCGAAGATGATGAACTATTCAACACATACCGCGATTGGGCCAAGGACAACGGCATCAGTCAGGATGCGTTTGAGCAGTTAGCAGGTAAATTCATCGAGATGGCCGGGGCTGAAGCGCAAGAGGCTGAGATTTCTTATCAAGAAGAATATAAGAAACTTGGCAACAACGCTGATGCTGTCATCAAGTCTATGACCGATTGGGCATCGAGCCTTGTTCGCAAGGGTGTCTGGGGTCAGGATGACTTTGAAGAATTTAAGATTATGGGCGGCACAGCCCAAGGTCTTAGGGCTTTGCAGAAAATCAGATCGTACTATGGCGATCAGGCTATTCCTGTAAACGTAGCACAGCCGGAGGGCTTGCCATCGAAAGAGGAACTGCAACATATGGTCGGTACGCCTGAGTATCAGAGTGATCCATCGTACCGAGCAAAGGTTGAAAGACTGTTTGATCAGGTGTATGGTACTGAAGAATATCAAGCATCTTAATCACAACAAGACCTTACGCGAGGCTGGGTGTTTACACACCCGGCCTTTTTCTGTATATTTGTCTTGACAGATACCCGACCTTCGGCCTGTCGCCCACGTTTGGGGGCGTGACGTTCATGCCCAAGTGACAGCCCTGCTTGCAGGATACCTGATGCGATCTCAACTTTAACTTTGTTCAATAGGAGTATGAAATGGCAGTTGGCATTTCTTCAGCCTTTGTTCAGTTGTTCGATGCCGAGGTCAAGCAGGCATATCAGGGCGCACGCGCTCTGGCAGGCGTGACACGCGAGCGTAACAATGTCGAAGGCAATCAGGTGAAATTCCCGAAGATCGGGAAAGGCACTGCAACAGTCCGCGTACCGCAGACTGACGTAACCCCTCTTAATGTGACCTACTCACAAGTGTCGGCCACAATGAGTGACTACATCGCCGCTGAATATAGCGACATCTTTAATCAGCAAAAAGTCAATTTTGACGAACGCCGTGAATTGGTTTCTGTCGTTGGTAGCGCAATTGGCCGCCGTATGGACCAGTTGGTTATTGACGCAATCAATGCCGCGTCTTCACCGTCAACCGTTGGCACAAACATTGGTGGCACAGGCACAAACATGAACCTTGCCAAGTTGCTCGCCGCTAAAAAGGCAATGGATGCCAAGAACGTACCTGCTGAAGGTCGTTGCATGATCATCCACGCCAACAACCTCTCAGCACTGCTGGACGAAACAGAACTGACATCAAGCGATTTTGCTACCGTCAAGGCACTGTCAACTGGTGAAATTGATACCTTCTTGGGCTTCAAATTCATCACAATCGGTGACCGTGACGAAGGTGGCCTGCCGCTTGCTTCAGGTGTTCGTACTTGCTTGGCCTTCCACCGCGATGCGGCTGGTCTGGGCATTGGCATGAACCAGAAGTCTGAAATCAACTATGTTCCTGAGAAGACATCGTTCCTCGTTGCTTCAATGTTCTCCGCTGGTGCGGTAGCCATTGACGATGAAGGCATTGTCAAAATCTCAGCGACTGAATAAGGAGATTAAATAATGGCTTATTCAAATGCAGGTTGGAACGTAATTGGTGCGGCGAAGTCAGGCAATGCCCCTTCAATGTACACTTACACATCAGCAGACGCGATTGCTACTGTGAACACTTCAGGTTACTTCAATGACCTGTCTGACACACTGGCAGTTGGCGACATCATCTTTGTGCATGACAGCGCAACCCCAACAATGTCAATTGTTATGGTAGCGTCAAACGCCTCTGGCGTTGTCGATGTCACAGACGGTACTGCTGTCGCAATGACAGACACCGACTAAATTGATCGGGGCGGGTTATCCCGCCCCCTTCATCTTATTGGAGACACGCAATGGCGCAAGGCGATACTAAACTCTCAATCTGTTCTGACGCGCTCATTATGCTTGGCGCATCTCCCCTTTCTAGTTTCTCAGATGGTACTGATGAAGCGCAGGTCGCTGACCGTCTATATGACGATGTGCGCGACACGCTGTTAATGCAGTACCCATTTTCTTGGTCTATCAAAAAAGTAAAACTGGCGCGTCTGGTCGATACGCCAATCAACGAATGGAAGTATAAGTACCAGTTGCCGGGCGATATGCTGGGCAACCCAAAGGCGGTGTTTGCTACCAGTTACATCTCAAGCCCGACCATCAGGGAGTTTGAGATTTACAGTGATGGCCTGCACACCAACATTGAAAATGCTTGGGTTGATTATCAGTACACACCAGAGCCTGCCGAGTTTCCGCCATATTTTGTGCGGCTGTTGCGTACAGCACTGGCGGCAGAGTTTGCCGAGCCGATCACCGACCAGATCACCAAGGCGCAGTATTTCCATCAGCAGGCATACGGTGCGCCATCCGACAATATGCGCGGTGGTTTGTTCCGGGTCGCCGTTAACATTGATGGCACTGACCGCCCGGCACAAACAATACAAGAGTTTCCCATTACCGACATAAGGTTCTAAAATGTCGCGGATCATTCAGATACAAAATGATTTTACTAGCGGTGAGTTAGACCCACGCCTGCGCGCTAGAACTGACATTTCACAGTATAACTCTGGGCTGACTACAGCGCGCAATGTATCTATCCAGCCGCAAGGCGGTGCTGTTCGGCGTGATGGCACTAAGTATGTTGCCGAACTAGACAGCGGCGCGGCTAACGCGGTGCGTATGGTATCGTTTGAATTTAGCATCAGCGACAGTTATATGCTGATCTTCACGCCCGGTAAGATGTATGTATTTAAGAACAACGCGCTTGTCACCGACATCAACGGCAGTGGCAACGACTACCTGACCGTCAGCGCGTTAACGTCTAGCATTTTGCCAGAAATGAATTGGGTGCAATCAGCGGATACAGTTATCGTCACGCATGAAGACTTAGCACCGCTGAAGATTGTACGCGGTGCATCCGACAGCACTTGGACAGCCAGCACTATCTCATTTGGATATGTGCCGCAGTATGCTTACAGCATTACAACTGTTGATGGCTCAACGCTGACTACAGATAGTTTCGACCATCTCGACCCCAGCGGCACATCCGGCAACATCACAATTGAGGCTATGAAAAGTGGTGGCAGTAGTGAGAGTGATGTATTCACGCAATCTGCATCCTACTATGAGAACCAGTATCTAAACGTCACGCCATTTGGCCGCTTGCGTATTATTCGCAAGGTTGATGACCACACACTAGAGTGTTACGCGGAAGTGCCATTGTTTGATACAAACGCTATCGACAAGGCTGACTTTGAGATTGAACGCGGCTATGAGGATGTATGGTCGTCATCACGCGGTTACCCGCGTAGCGTGACATTCCACGAAGGCCGCCTGTACTTTGGCGGCACTAAGTCACGACCATCAACTTTGTTTGGCTCGCGCGTATCTGACTTTTTTAACTTTGATCCGGGCGAGGCGTTGGATGACGCAGGCGTTGAGGCCACGCTAGACACTGGCACGTTTAACGCAATCATCGACATTTACGCTGGTCGTCACTTGCAGGTGTTTACGACAGGCGGTGAGTTTTATGTGCCGCAGTCACTGGACGAGCCGATCACGCCATCAAACTTTATCGTAAAAGAGCAAACCGCGTTTGGTAGCAAGCCGGGCATCCGGGTGCAGAACGTGGATGGCTCGACCATCTTTGTTCAGCGTCAGGGTAAGTCACTGCAAGAGTTTGTGTTTAGCGACACGGTAAACGCTTATGTGTCAGCCAAGATTTCGTTGCTGTCATCTCACCTGCTAAAGTCACCGAGCGAGGTGGCTGTGCGTAGATCGACAGCGACAGACGAAGGCGACCGCCTGATGATTGTTAATGATGATGATGGGTCTATTGCCTGCTATACGCTGTTACGCTCACAGAACGTGATCGCGCCCAGCGAGTGGACGACAGATGGTGACTTTATAAACATTGGCGTTGATGTCGATACGATCTATGTGGTGGTCAAGCGTAACATCGACAGCAGTGATGTTTACTATGTGGAGGTGTTCGATGCGGATGTCTTGGTTGATTGTGCTATTACAGGCGGTGCGGCATCCAGTGTTAATGTGGCACATTTGGAAGGTGAAACCGTCAAGGTTATTAGAGATGGGGTCGTTGAGGCAGATCAAACTGTCGGTGCTTCTCCACACACTGTCACTTTCGCTCAGAGTGCGACTGCGAGCCACACAGTTGGTCTTAACTTTACCCCAGAGATAAAGACCCTCCCGGTCGAGCCAAGGCTACCCAGCGGCTCTCTGAAGGGCTTTAAGAAGCGTATCTTTGAGGTAAATGCCGAATTGTTTGAGACGCAGGCTCTAACCATCAACGGCAAAGAGGTAGCGTTTAGACGTTTTGGTGACGACATCTTAGATGACGATGTTGAAGAATTTACAGGGATCAAGACATTACACGGTATTTTAGGTTATACTTACGATGGGCAGATCACAGTTGGGCAAAACGTGCCACTGAAAATGACTGTACTTGGCATTGATTATAAAGTGAGTGTGGGACAATGACAGCACAGGTAGCATTAGCAGGCGTACAGGGCATCATGAAGATGCAAGCCGCGCGCACGCAAGCCAAGGGCTTGGCGGCGCAGGCGACAATGGCGAGACTGCAAGCAAAGCAAGAAAGCCTGAAATACAAACAGCAGGGCGTTAGTGTTCTGGAGAATATCCTGAGAACATCTGCGGCGATTACTGCACGCGCGGCGGCTGGCGGCATTGATCCATTCACCGGGAGCGCGGCAAACTTGGCGCGTTACGCATTGTCTAAAGGTGTGCAGGAATTGTACACGGTACAGGACAACGAATTGATTACAATTCGCGGCGGCGAAATGCAGGCTGGCCAGTATATGGCGCAGGCCAAAGGTCTTATGCAGGGTGCTATGATGGACGCTGTATTCGGCGTGGCAAGCGCATCGCTTGCGCCAAAGATTGGTGGGCCTGCGCCGACATCAGGTTTGCAGTCAGGCGCGTCAGGCAGTGGCGCATACTTGCGTACAGGCATGACATCCGGCACGCGCCCGACACTCGACCCTTTAAGAATGGTGTTTAGTTAATGGCTGATTTACCTCGATACAGACCGCTAGGTGTTTCCATTGGCAGTATGCCATCGGTGAACTTTGTGCAGACAGGCAAGGTTGTTGCTCAGAAATACGAGAACATCGACCGCGCGCTTGGGCAGATTTCTAACTATCTGTATGAGCAAGAGGTCGCCAAGGCTAAGACCGCTGGCGCACGCTATGGTGCGGAGCAAGCACCCACAGCCGAGCAGTTAGACAAAGCCCGGCAGTCAGGCACTGGTTTGCGTCAGATGCTACCGGGCGACACTGACACTGTATTTGGTCAAGCGGCGCAGGCAAGCGCAATGGCTGTCATTGAGGCTAAGATGGAAGTCTCAGCGCGCAATGCCATCACGCAGTTACGCATTGATGCCGAGCAGAAAGACTTATCCGCAGATGAATTTCAAGTGCAGTTGAATGGCTTGATTGATGGTTATGCGTCATCACTGGCACAGATCGACCCGGTATCGGCTGTAAACTTTGAGGCATCTATTGCGGCGACAGCAAACACAAACTTGCTGGCTCACGCGCAAGACATTGCGGAAAAGATTGAGGCGCAAGAAAGCATCGCCGTTGAGTTTGACTTTACGCAAAACATTTTGCCATCTGTCGATATGATCATCTCAAACGGTGCGACCAGAAACGCTGACACAGGCGAGGTCACCACAGTTGAGACACAATTGAACGAACTGCGAAATAAGGCAGTGACGCTGGCTCTCGCCACATTTGACGAAGACAAGGCTGAAAGTTTTATCAAGCGTTATGATGATCGCGTCTTAACCGCAACAAACACATACATGACTAATTGGGCAATGACCAAACCATCACAGCATCTGCGTCAGATGAGGGCTGGTGAGTTTACAGACGGTCGCGTTGGCGATATGTGGAACAGCATGAACGACACGCAGAAAGATGCGGTGCGTAAATCTGTGCGCGATGAGATCACAGCCAGAAACTCTTTGATTGCGAGCAATGAGCGTGTTGATGAAATCAACGCGAATAATAGAGTTGATGAATTGTTGCCAAAGGTTTTAGATAATATAAGAAACCCGAAAGAAGATATTGACGCTGATTTGGCTGAGATCAGGACGCTAAAGCCAGAACTGTATGATTCTCTGATTGAGGTGCGCGACAGCAAGGGTGGACGCGATGACGCTGACACAATCGCTGATTTAGACCGAAAAAAGATCAAGGGCGAACTAACTTACGAAGATGTTATTGCCGCCACGACAGCGAAGAACTTAACACCTAACACTGCCGATGGTTACTTTACCAGCATCGCCGCCCAGAGAGACAAAAGATTTGTCAGGGCAATGCGTATGCTATCAAGGGAGTACGGCAGTCCTGACGAAATTATGCTTGGGCGCGCATTGAAAGAAGATGAACTTGATCGTCTGAATGAGTTAAATGATCTGATAAACGAAATGGAAGAAAGCCGCGAAGATTTAAACTTTGACCCAATGACGTTTGCCAAAGAGGCTATTAAGGAAAAAGGTGGGGCTGCCAAGGTTTCTTCGGCTATCAATAACCTTACAAGCGATATTGACGCAAGGCTTGGTTCGTTCCCTGTTATTAAACAGATGATGAACACATCAAGCCGCATTGAAGCAATTGAGGAAATGCTTGCTGAAGAATACGAGCCGGGCGGTTTGTTCTCAAGTAAAAAAGGTGTATCCCCATCAGCGCGCAGAATACTATCAGATATTCTGGTAAGCCTTAGACGACTTGAAAAAATGGAGGCCGGGCAGTGATTGATAAAGAGTTAGAAACGCTGATCGCAGAGAACGGCACAGGGATGCAAAGAGAGTATGTGCCAAGCGAAGATGGCACAACGCGCGCCATTGTTACGCGGCGTATGGGCGCGACAGGCATGAACTTACAGCCGCCTATCCGCACGCCTATGCAACAGGCAGAACCGCGTGACATGACCGCAGGCGAAGCCGCTGCCGAGATTGGCACAGCAACAGCAGGTCTGGCGACAGGTGCTGTCGCTGGCGCGGTTGGCTTGCCCGGTGATATTGCGTCATTACTTTATGGCAGTTATAAGGCGGCGTTCCCCGGACAAGACGAGGGGCGCGCAGAGGCTTTTGTTAAAGGCGTTGAGACTGTATCTAACGCGGCAGGGTCTGAGGCGGCACTTAATCTTATCAATAGCGTGATCCCGATTGAAAGCATGAACCCAGAAATGCGTGAGGCTTATGAGCAGGCACAAACTGCTGGTACGTTTGTCGGTATGGGTAAGGCAACAAAGGGCGCGACAGCCGCGACTAAAGAGTTTATCGCTGGCGCGCCAGCGCGTGTAGCCGCACGCGAAACCGACACAGGCGTAACGCTTGCGGCTGGTGTTGATCCTACGCCTGCGATTGACCGCATGATTGCAAAAGCAACTGCGCCTAAAGATGACAAACCGGGCATCATTGCTTTCCACGGTTCTGGCGCAGATTTTGATGAATTTAAGGTAGATAAGATTGGAACAGGCGAAGGCGCGCAAGCGTATGGGTATGGCCTGTATTTTACTGACAGCGAAGACATTGCTAAATATTACCGTAGTGCGGTGACAGGAATGGATAGATACAATGAGCCTGACCTTGACACGCAAGCAGGTGGCTTCACTGAAGAATTAGGGTTTGATACAGTTGGTGGCACACATTCGCTTTCATCTGCTGACCCAGACTATGATTATTATATTGGAGAGTTAGATAAATTTGCTGTTAATAAATCTGAAAATTTATCAGAAAACTCTAAAACGTGGGAGTTTGAGGATGGCAGTGAACTGACCCTTCAAACAGA